TTGGAAACGAAGACAGCCGTCAATATGTAATGGCAGCTGACACAACTTCCAACAACGCAGCATTTATTCCAACACCACAATCAACCGAAGTAATTAACGGCATTTCTAACGCTGATAGAGGATTTATTGACGCACTTTCACGCGCAACACTTCCAGCATCAGGTATGTCTTTTGAAATTCCAAAAATTACAACAGCACCAACAGTTGCACAAGCAGACGAAGCAGCAGCCTTATCCGAAACAGATACAGCTTCTTCATTCGTATCAGTTGCAGTTAAAAAATTCGGTGGACAACAAACATTGTCAGTTGAATTATTAGACAGAAGCTCACCAGTATTTTTTGATGAACTTGTACGTCAAATGGAATTTGCTTACGCAAAAGCAACCGACTCATACGTAATGGGTGAAGTTGCAAACACAGGTACATTAAACGCAACAGCAGCAGACGAAGACAGAGAAGGATTATTAGAATACGTTTCATCTGCAGCAGCAGCTGTTTATTCTGCATCTCTTGGTTTTGCTCGTAACATTGTAGTTAGCCCACAACAATGGGGTAAAATTATGGGTTACAACGAAGCTGGTCGTCCAATTTACACAGCAACCCAACCAAGCAACGCAGGTGGCGCAGTAAGCCCACAATCTTTGCGTGGCCAAATCAGTGGACTAGATATGTACGTATCACGTTCAATGACAGGAACTGGTGGAACTGGTCTAGGCGATTACTCAATGGTTGTATTGAATCCTGATTCATACACTTGGTACGAATCACCAAGATTGTCACTACGCACAGCAGTAATCAATACAGGACAAATCGACGTAAATTATTACGGATTTGGTGCCCTTGCTACAAAAATTGCAGCTGGCGCAAACTGGTTTAACAAAGCTTAAACCCTAAAACGTGAGGCTAGTCTCGCCCCTGTGGCTAGCCTCACCCTAAACGAGAGGAAATGAAATGCCAGTACTAGTAACAGCAGCTCAGTTAAGAGCTGTACTTGGCGTTCCAAATACTCTTTATGATGATGCAGCATTAAATGCAATTATTGACACTTCAGAAGACGCTATTGGCGATTTTCTTATTCAATGGAAAGTCGGAATAGATAAACATTATTCAGAAAAAGCAACCGAAACAACAATTCACACAACACGACCACACAAATTTTATGAAACACAAACAGTAGCCATATCAGGTGTTGAAGCTCACGTAAACGGCAACAAAACAATATCCTCAATAGTAGATGATTACACTTTTAGAATTACAACAACAAGTGCACCAATACACACCGATTACAGATTTGTTATTCCTAATGGAATTGCTGCTGAAAATGATTTATCACAATACAACGGCGTAGCAGCTGTAGAAGAAGCTGTGCTACAAATCGCTGTAGACGTATTCCAATCAAGACTAGCTGCAGGTGGAACACAGCAAGCCCTTGATTACACCCCAGCCCCATATCGTATGGGCAGAACTCTTTTATACAAAGTTACAGGTTTAATAAGTAAATATATTGACTCTAATAGTCAAGTAGGTTAATTATGGCTCTTAGTACGCTACGAGCAGGCCTTAAAACAGCAATAACGTCAAATACAAATTATTCTGCATACGACCACGTACCAGAAATTATAATTCCACCAGCAGCTTTAATTTTAGCTAGTGACCCATATTTAGAACCCATAGTAATAGGTAACAATAAGAATTGGTACGTACGTCTGACACTAGAAGTTGTTAGTACAACGTATTCAAACCCAAGCGCGCTAACAAACTTGGAAGATGATATAGAAACAATTCTTGGACTTATTCCGACAAGTTGGATAATCTTGTCTGTAAGTAGCCCAAGAATTAGAAGCACAAATAGCACAGATTTATTGAGTGCTGAAATACAACTACAAACAGCCTACACAGGCTAGGAAAGGTAAGAAATGGCAACAACTATTTTAAGTGGTCGTCAATTAACATTGACTATTGCTACAAAAAACTATAGTGAACAAATTTTAGATTCTGCTATCAACTTTGATACCGAACGTTTAACTTTTGACACTCTTGCAGGCAAAGCCTACAAATACATTGATTCAAACGTCACTCTTGATATTAACTTCTTGAATGATGCAGGTAAAAGCCCAGACAGCTTGTATAAAGCACTTTGGGACGCAACCGAATCAGCACCAGATACAGCACTTGCTTTTGTGTTAACACTAACAACAGGTGTAACTTTAACTGGTACAGTATTACCACAATACCCAAGTATTTCTGGTTCAGGTGCAGACGCACAAACTTGTTCAGTATCTCTACAAGTTGTCGGTATCCCAACAGAAGACCTAACTGCATAACAACAACTAAAGAACAGGGGCACACAAAATGCTTAAACTTAAATTAACGTGGGAATTAGAAACAGGTGAGAAGTTTGAAGAATGGACAAGACCTATTGAACTTTCACTTGCAGAAAAAGAACTATATTCAGGTAAGTCAATTGTTAAAATACTTATTGAAGAAAGCACACCAAGTAACACACTTCTTTTATTTTTGGCACACAAAATTCAACAACGAGTCACAAAAAAAGTTGAAAACTTTGAAACTTGGAAAAGTAAAGTCACCGATGTTGTTGCTTCTGATTTTGAGACAGCAAATTTTACCAAGCCCGAAGTATCGGGCGCACAGCAGTAGAACTAGCAATAGCAACTGGGATAACACCAGATTATTGGCTCAATGCAGAACCCGATATATGGGCAACGGCTATAGACATATTGAACGAGCGCAATAATGGCTAATGCAGTAGCTGGTAAAACTAGCAACACTAAAAGAACTATCAGGGTTAAAGTTGATGATTATGAGCTGCGTTCTCTTTTAGCCACGTTTAGTAAAATGGACGATATTGCTAAAAATGATATGAAAAAGATAGCTAATGATTTAGCAGAACGAGCAGCTAGATTTGTCACCTCTTACGCTTACAATGCACCTAACCCTGCACAAGCAGACGCTATAATGAAATCATTAAAAATTAACAGGTCAGACAAAGCACCTAATTTTACTATGGGTGGTAATACAAAAGTTACCCGAAGTGGTGCAAAGGCTGGTACGCTTTTATTTGGTACAGAATTTGGTTCTAACCGACTAAAGCAGTTCCCACCACGTAGCCCACGTAAAGGGCGTGGTAATCGTGGTTGGTTTATATTTGTTGCTTTAGAACGTTTTCAACCAGTTATTGTACGCGAATGGTTACAAGGCTATGAGAAAATAGCAACTGAGTGGAAAGGTAGGGCAGCTTAAATGGCTGAGATTAGGTCGTTAAAACTTGCTTTACTTGCTGATACTAAAGATTTTATTCAGGGGCTTGATAAAGCTGATAAAGAAACTAAAACTTTTAGCAATAAATTAGATAACGCTTTACAAAAAGGCGCAGCAGCATTTCTTGCTGTTGGTGCTGCAGCTGGGGCTATGGCCATTAAGATTGGTATTGACGCTGTTAAAGCTGCTGTTGAAGATGAGAAAGCACAAAAGTCTTTAGCTATAACTCTTAAAAACACAACTAAAGCCACAGATGCTCAAGTCAAATCTGTTGAAGATTATATTGATAAAACAGCACGTGCTACAGGTGTTGCAGATGACCAATTACGTCCATCACTTGACAGACTTGTTAGGTCAACTCAAGACGTTACTAAAGCACAAAAATTACAACAACTTGCATTAGATATTGCTGCTGGTACAGGTAAAGACCTTGCCACAGTTACAGAAGCCCTTGGTAAAGCCTATGACGGCAATTTAGGCGCATTAAAACGTATTGGTGTACCTCTTGACGAAAACATAATTAAAACTAAAGACTTTGACGCAGCAACAAAAGCACTTAGTGAAACCTTTGCTGGACAAGCTGATGCTGCTGCTGAGACTTTTGCTGGCCGTATGGCTCGTATTAAAATTGCTATAGATGAGGCCAAAGAACAATTAGGTCAAGCATTATTACCTTTACTTGAAAGATTTGCAAGATTTGCTACAGAACAATTAGCCCCAGCATTGCAAGGTTTAGTAGACGGATTAACAGCTAAAGGTAAACAAAGTTTAACTAGAGCCTTTTATGACGCTGGAACAGGTGCAGTTACTTTTGGTTACGATATGGACAATGTTCAAGGTCAAGCATATTTACTTGGTGAACAACTTAGACGCACAACTCAATTGCTTGTAGATATGTTAGATAAAGTAACTGGTGCTGCTGAGGGTGAGGGCTTTAAGAAATTATTGACAGTTATTACAAGTGTTATTAGTGGTCTTGAAAAAGCAATAGAACTTTATAACAGTTTGCCTGATTTTGGTAAATTACTAATTAACCCTATTGGACAATTAGCACCTTTGGCTGGCGCAGCAGCTCAAATACCAAGCACAGTACGAGGTGGTGGCACAACAGTAAATAATTACAACATTAAAGGTGCTGTAGACCCACAAGGCACAGCTAGAACAATTACTAAAGTACAAAACACGGCGTTAAAAACGACAGGAATAAAGCCATTTAATTTTGGGTTTAGATAACCAATGACGATTTACACACCCACATTTAAAATACGTATTGCTGGTGTTGAATATACTAATGAGGTTTTAAGTAACGCAACTATCACAACAGGTAGAAACGATTTCTTTGAACCAACTTTACCTAGTTATTGCAATCTTGAACTAATCAACTTATCTGGAACAAGCCCAGCAATTAACCTTTTAGACATAGTTAACATACAAGTTAAAGACACAAATAATGTGTTTATTGATTTGTTTACAGGTGAAGTTTCTAGTGTTCAAAATACTATTGAGGGTGCTGGTGCTAATGACCAATACGCAAACACAGTACAAGTGCAAGCAATAGGTGTACTTGGTTTACTTGTTAAACGTTACGCAGGTTCTGTTGCATATCCACAAGAATTTGACGGACAACGAATTGAACGAATACTTGAAGAAACACTTTATACAGCTTGGGAAGATTTAAGCAACATTACAACTTGGAATGATTTACCAGCACTTCAAACTTGGCAAGATTATGGTGTTCAAGGCATAGACGTTATTGACAACGGACGTTACGAAGTGCTAGCACGTTCAGCACAAGTTGAACAAGCTAATGAATTAACAGATGTTACAGCCACAACAGGATTGGGCTACCTCTATGAAACTGGGAACGGCCTCATTGGTTATGCAGATGCTGAAAGACGTTCAACTAACTATGGAACAAACACTATAGCCGTTGACGCTGACATTCTTTCAAGCGCAGGTTTCACCACACGTTTACAAACAGCAGACATTATCAATAGCGTAGTAATTCAATATAATGACCC